TTGCTTTTGTATAATTTGCCATAGTATGTCCTTAGACTAAAGTCTTTCCTTGCTTGATTGCTACGTCTATTTTCTGAATTGAAACTGGATTACCATTAATATCTGCTTCTAAGCCTAACTGCATCACAGTTCCTTGACCACCAGCATTAATATTAAAACGATCTAAAACAATACCTGAACTATATTCAGCAATGTTGTATTCGGACGAGCCTGGTATAGTATCTACAGTAGAGTTATTATATTCGTATACCGCAGCAGGATCTAAAGTATAAGTAGTAGCTTGATAACTTTCAGTATAATCAAAACCCCACTTAACAGCTACTGCTTGATTTGTACCGCCAATCAATACCCAACCAATCTTCTTTAATAGTTTAAGCTTTGTTGAGGCATCAAAGTCAAAGTAATTAGTATAGTAAGCAAGACGATAACTAGAAGTATTATCAGCGTAGCCGTAGTATTTAGCAATATATCCTGGCTTACCTAAGTATAAATCTCTAGCTTGTGTAACAAAGAATGACTTAGGTTCAATGCTATCCCAGACTGTAACTCTCATAGAACCATCTTGCAATGCCGTACGAGTATCAAAGCAGTATACAAACTTAGTTGTAGGAAGCGTTAATAGATAGATAGCGTCACGCTCGTAATAGATACTTTTGATCTTAGTTAAATCTGTCTCAGATGCTACAGCAGAGATTAACTCATCACGAACATTCTTAGAAATATCACGCATTGGCATGGACTTCTCTTGAATGATTCGCTGTAGACTACGAACTCCTGAGTCAGATAAGAACAACACATCTGTTGCAATATTCTGTACCGAATCTCTAGCAATACATCCTACATTATAGATAACCTCAACAAGAGTTAATGCTCCTGTGTCTAACGGATTAGCATAGATTGCTATGTTCTTACGACCAAAGAATATAATAAAACCATTATGTGCTGCAGCAGCGACTACAGGATCACCATTAGGTAATACTTCTTGTAGATTTAAGTAACCAGCAGAACCATTTAAGAAATCTGTACCAGCTAGTAAGTCGCTGAAATAGACAGTCTGAGTGTCTCCTGAGATACCACCACACCAGATTCTACCATAAGCAGAAATTACCCAGCTAGGCATGAATGTTGCTGTGCTGTGATTAGAAGGTAACTTAGCGTCATCTCCTACACGCTGGTAGCCAAATGTACCGCTATCGTGCGAACTAAAAGGATTACCAGAAATAGGTAACTCATGATACACCAGCATAGGATGTGCTGCTTGTGCTAAATATACATGAGGCTGGAAGTCAGTGACATCTCCATAAGACATCGCAGCACCCTGCCAATTGTTAGCTGTAATGGTATAAGTAGCGTTACCGCTGTTAGTAGTGTTACGCACTGTCTTAGTAGTCATCGTAGTAGTTCCTACAAATAACTGATTATTGCCAGCACTTAAAACTTGATTAGTACTACCATCTACTAATTCAAATATAAACTCTACTGCATTACCAGCACCTAAGTCAGTATTAACTGCAGAGTTTACTGTAGTCCATCCTCGTCTTGCACCGATACGACCATACTTATCGATCACACAGTTTTGAGCTTTTAATGCATAACCAGAAGACAAAGTAATACTAGACTCTTGGAGGTTAAGTCCATAGAATCCAGGAGCTGCTATTGATGCTGTCTGTAGTGGACTAGCCATTAGTTCCAGACCCACTGCTGTTCTTCTATATACCGTCCTGATTCGAGTGCTATAGCGTCTGCTAAGCTCTGCTTCATTAATTGATATGTCTCCCCTGCCTGGACTCCTCCGTCCTCACCACGCTCTGCCTGAGCCCTTGCAAGAGCACCTAGGATTACAGGCTCTTCTGGTACTAATAAATTATCAGCATTAACTGCTAAGGGTACTTGTGGTTTAATAATATTAAAACGTAGATTATAAGCACCATCAGGAATAGGGTATAAGTCTACCTGAGTATTTCCACTGGAATTAACACCATTGAAGTTATAATATGCAGGAGACCCCTTCTGAGGAGTGGTCATTAGGAACTGCTGATCCATCCACCTAGTAGAGGCTAGTTCTACGAATGCATTCTGAGTATCGTTAATAACATCAATAACTCTAAATCTTTGTCCTGAGCCTACTAGAACATAGTTAAATACATCTGCTGTGGTGGTTGCTGATAGAGTATCAGACAAAGCATTCCAATTGTAGGAGTCTTCTACGACTCTCTTAGAATCATTGACAAACCTAGCAATCAATTTTACATAGGCATTATCAGAAACCGAGGAAGCCTCAGGCTCACGCAGCCTTATCAGCACATCGTTTACTAGTTGAATATAGTTCATGTCTTATATTATACCATAAAATTGATTAAAAGTCAATACCTTAATTAACAATCCCACTTCTTTAATGCTAAGGCTTTGCGAGTTGGTCTGCCTTTCTCATCCTTCATAGCTCCTTTAACACCACTCATACGAGCACAAAAGGACTTACGTCTTCCAGCAGCTTTAGGGGACTTTGCAGCCTCTTTAGCAGAAACTGGAGGCTTCAGGTTAGAGCCTGTCTTCTTATTGAAGTAAGCCCTTCCTTTAGCGTTTAAACCACCTTCAGGATTCTGATATACCTTCTTAACCATTATCTCTTCTTTGCTGTCTTAGCAGCTTCCTTAAATTGTTTAGCAGTAGGAGCACCTTTGCTGCCTACCTTACGCATCTTCTCTCCAGATCCCTGAGCTATCCTTTTACGTTTAGCTGCGATGTTGGAATACAAGCCAGGCTTAGTAGCCACGCATTGCACCCATCTTCTTAGCTGGTTTAGCTTTAGGAGTAGTCATCTTCATGCCTGTTTTCTGAGCATACGACTTAGCTTGCTTCTTACCCTTAGTTGTATAAGGGAACTTCTTGTCTTTGACCATTGGCATATTATTTCCTTTTCTTTGGTTTAGCTACTTTAGCTGTTTGTAATGCGATTGCGACTGCTTGTTTCTGTGGTCTTCCTTCTTTAACCATCTTAGAAATGTTTTTACTGATTGTCTTTTGAGACTTACCTTTAGCGAGTGGCATGATTATCCTTATGCAAAGTTTTGTACGGTACTGCGTTGCTCTAATTCTAATGTTACAATACAGCTTGCATTCGTTGCACCAGTTTCAACTAATACACGAATCTCATCATGCTCGTCTAAGACTACATAAGCCTGTCCATCAATACGTAAGAAGTTCTTACCTGTTAAAGAATAATCATATACTACAGCAACCTCTACATTCTCAGAAGAATCATACCAGAATGCTCTGAAGTTCTTAGCAGAAGATGTACCGTTATAAGCGTACAATAAAGTCCACCTAGCAATGTTCCGAGTTGGAACAGTAAACATTGTTGTTAATGTATTAGCAGTAAGATTCTTGCCTACGGAATGTGGTCTACTCATTTAAGTACCAGTGTTAACAAGGTTATAATGATAAATCCAGCAGTACCGAGAAGAATCTGTTCTAGTCTCTTTAGTCTAGCATTAATCTGTTCGTATCGAACCTTACAGACTTCTTCGTGGCTTAGTAGTTTGAGTTCAGATTCAGTCATTTCGTTCTACCCAAGATGTTGTTGTTTCATCCCATGAATATCTCTTAGGATTCTCTGCTGTGCCTACATCGGTAGGATAAGGTACTGGAGAACTCCATAAACAAGTTTCCTCGCTTAATAACCAACTTGGAAATGGTTGTGGTGGAATAAAGGCATCTCTTTGGCTGTCATAAGTGTATCCAATACCAGCAAAGTTTTTACGCAATGGTCTACCTTCAGGATGTTGCCCACCATATGTATTGTAGGAAGTCTGAACCCATCCTGTACCAAAAAGACCTGAATCTATAACATCTTGTTCAGCAACAATTACTTGAGTAACAATGTTTTCTTCTACTTTTGCAAAATGTGCCATTTTTAATCCTTACAATGTAATTGAGCCTGAAGAAGTCCATTTATATATCCGATAACCGCCTGAAACTGTGATAGTCGGAGAACCAGTTGTAGATGTGGCAGCTGGAAATGTGTCAGCATAACGAATAACAACAATACCTGAACCGCCACTTGCGCTTGTAGATGTGCTTGATTCGCTGTGTGAACCGCCCGCACCGCCTCCAGTATTAACTGTACCATTCGTTCCTCCACCAGCAGCATTTATACCTGTATTTGATCCAGCTCCTCCACCACCTGCTCCACCTGCTCCAGCAGTTCCACCAGTATATGTTCCGCCACCGCCACCGCCAGCATATGTTACTGAAGTTCCAGTAATGCTTGATGCAGAACCAGCACCGCCCACACCTCCAGTTGTGCTTGTTCCGTTTCCGCCAACTGCTCCCGCACCGCCGCCACCACCACCTCCGTAATTTGGACCTGATGTAGAACCTGATCCGCCATTGTTTCCTTGTCCAGATGTTCCTGTTCCACCTGCTCCACCATTTGCACCACTCAATCCTCCCCCACCGCCAGAGCCGCCATTTGTATTTGCCGCAGTTGGCATTTGGTAACTATCGCCACCACCGCCACCGTTTGCTGTAATGGTACTAAAAACTGAATTTGATCCTTTATTACTATTTAAAGAAGTATTACTCCCTGTAAATGCTTGTCCAGCTCCGCCAGCACCTACAGTTACTGTGGTTTCAGAACCAGAGGATACGGCAAATCCTGATGCTGTTCTAAAACCGCCAGCTTCGCCACCGCCCCACATTTGACCGCCAGCTCCGCCACCAGCAACAATTAAGTATTCAACTTCAACACTAAAACCAAAAGACCTTTGGTTCATAAATGTAGCTTGTGTAACTCCACTCATGTTAGTCCACTCCCCGAAATAAGCCAGTTAGTTGAAGTAATTTTAATGGCTGTTGCTGATCCATATTGAGCTAAATTTCTAGAACCAGTCGTACCAGCAGAACTTAAATACATAGTGTCAGTCGTAATAGCAATAGTTACAACCTGACTTGTCATGTTAATAAATGTAATTGCTGTGCCAACTGGATAGGCAACAGAAGAATTTGCTGGAATAGTAAATGTCCTAGCATTAGCGTCTGTTGATGGATGAAGAATAACCTTACCCGAATCTGCAAGAACTAATGTGTATAGAGCAGATTGAGAATTAACAGGAACATTTCTAAAGCCAACGGCATCTGTACCATCTACAGTACAACTGCTTAGAGTACCGCTTGATGGTGTTCCAAGAACAGGAGTAACTAAAGTAGGTGAATTACTTAATACTACATTTGTTGTGCCTGTAGAAGTTGTAACGCCTGTACCGCCACGAGCTACTGCTAAAGTACCACTAGTAATATTACTTGCATCTGTACCAACAGAAGCAAACGATAGAACCCCAGAACCATCGGTTGTTATTGCTTGACCACTTGTTCCGTCAGCGATAGGTAATGAAAAGGTTACGCTAGATGAAGTATTGCCTGACTGTAATGTAGTTGTGCCAGCTCCACTAGCATTCCCTTGAATTTTTAAGTTGCTCATATTAATTCCTTAATTTAAAATTAACCATCTTTGACCTGTACCTACTGTAGCAGATATTCCTGTG